GCATACACTCTGACCTTAGCAGTAGCAGTGCCGGCAACAGTTCCGGAAGAAAGGACGAGCTGAAGGGTAGCATTGTCGATTCTGGAGAAGTTGCACGTGCCGGAAGGTTGTTGCTCTTCGGGCCTAAGCGCAAATGAGTACAAGTTGATTCCAGTGTCGGGGGCACGGGTGTGGTGCTGGAAGGGCTGGACAACGTCGAAGTAGGATCCCTCTCTCTCAGAGATACGGTCCTGTCCGTTAAGCTGGAGCTTAGCGGTGACGACGGGGTTCTCACCCCAGCAGTGCATATCGAGGGCAGTCTCGGCGAGGACGAATGTGCCGGCATCGGACACATAGGATCCAGTGGGGGCAGCACCGTCCTGGTTGAAGGCGCCAGACGTGTGCCAGTCCTGGGTGGTTCCAGTTCCACCAGAGACGAATGCATCAAGAGCACCGGGCATCTGGAAGACGTTTCCGGAGATGAAAGCATTGGTTCCAGATGTCTCAGCGGGACCGCCGAAGACGTGGATGGCGTTGGGGAGAGCATCGATGGCGTCGGTGTAGTTGAAGGGCTGAGCACCAAGGACCTTGAACAAGGTGTTGCCGGCCTCAAGGGAACTGCAGTAATCAACGTTAGAATCGGGCTGGACGACCCAGATGAGCTCCTTGCAGGGGTGGTTGAAGTTGATCTTGATCTTGTTAGACGATGATCCAACCGACTCATCACCAGTGTACTGGAGCTGCTCAATGAGGTACTCATGGGGATTCTGAGCCATCTTTCTGCGCTCATCAGTATCCAAGAAGATGAAATCAACGTAGATAGAAGCAGCAACAAGAGACTGCTGGTAAGCAGTGGTGACCGACTGAGAACCAGAAGCGGCAGTGAGAGACTTAACAGCCCACAAGCACTCACCAATAGGTCTGAAGTCAATGTTGATCTTGACCTCGTGGTATTGGAGAGCAACCAAAGGCAGAGCCAAACCGGGGTTTCGGCAAAACCAGAAGAGGAGGGGGATGTAAAGGGTTGTCTCAGGAAGAGCCTTACGGGGAGCGCAAACCTGACTGGGTCCAGTGGAGGAAGCGCAAGGTCCGTTGATGTCGGCGAAAGCGGGATCGGTGATGTAGGTAAGCTGAGTGGTGTGACCAATCATCTTGTAATAACCTCTCTGCTGTTCGGACGACATAGTGAGCTGATTCCAGATGTGCATCCAGTCACCATATTGGCGGTCAATTCTCTGGCCTCCAATCTCAATCTCAACCTGGGCAAGCAACTGCTCACCTGGGTAATCCAACCAACGGGCATAAACACCGTTAGTGGAGTCCATGGACTGGTTAATCTCGGGGAGAGTAACCTGGACATAGGTGCGGTAAGCCAAATCTCCGTTTCTGGAGATGGTGCATGACACGCGGCGACCAAAGTCAGCCTGACCGTTGAAGGTCTGCTCGATGGACTCCATGGCGAAGTTGGTGTGGCGTCTGTAAGACACCTTCCAGTAAGTGATCTCGGGGTTTCCTGTAAGGAAAATATCTTGGGCGCCGTAGGCGACTAACTGTAAAAGAGCTCCTCCCATTGTTTTTTATATATTCCTAAAACATATTTTTTTCTAAAGTTCGCCGCAAAAAACGCGCATCAAGATATTAATAAATACTTTTTATATTGTTTGTCTCTACATTTTTCTAGGTAAAATACGCAATATTATTTGGTGTAAAAAATCTTCTCTATAAATGTTTGGTTAAATTGTTATGTCCTGACTTTTGTTTCTTTAGGACATATATATATGCCGACGCTTTGTAAATATGAGAATTGTCGGACACGGCCAAAAAATAGTGGGTCATATTGTTCGGCCCATAGTGATATTAGTGAAAACGCAAATGAATTAACAAAATGTAGAGGCGTTAACTGCACCTCTAAACCTGGTTCTAAAAATTTCAAAGGATATTGTCCAGATTGTTATATTCGAATTTTTGAAGACGACCCACTCACCTTCCAAACCCGCTGTAAAACAAAAGAAATAGCAATCAACGAATTTATTCATTGTTATTTTGATGGGTTTGCTCACGCAACGCCTCTATGGTTTGGAACGACCCGCATAGACAATCGGATTCGCATAGGAAATACAACATTGTGTATAGAGATTGTAAAACAACAGGTAGAATCACAACAAATAACGGTGTCTGACGGCCAAAAATACATTTTTATACGTTTAAATCCAGACAAATATACTATCGGCGACAAATCACATAATCCAATGTTGTATACACGACTCCCTCTTTTGGAGAAAGAAATAAATCACCAAATAAATCGGGTCTTACAAAATGAGAATGTAGAGGCAATAGAAATAATCAATCTTTTTTACAATTTGCCGTGATTAACAAAATATCAAAATTCTTATCTATGAATTTATCTAAATATTCGTCGGTATACACGTCTTTTTTCCCCTCGTGGGGTTTCAAGAAGACATATTGGTCGCCGTTTTTCTTCACGTCCCAGCCATTCTCGACAGAATTGTATATGAAAACCATCTTTTGAAACGTCTTTAAATCCATATTTATTTTGCTTAAATCCACCGTTTTCTTGTTCATTTACATAGATGGTGTATTTTTCTACCTCGAATGCTTACGTATGCTGTGCGTTTGAAAATCTGGGATTTACCAGGGAAAATGAGTTCCTGAACAAACATAAAATATACCTATTATATTATTTAGGAATGAATTCGCAAGACCCACTATTAGAAGATGACACTGCCCGTTATGTTATGTTCCCAATCAAAGACCAGGACATATGGAAGATGTACAAGAAACAGGTAGATTGTTTTTGGCGTGCCGAAGAAATCGATGTTTCAAAAGACCTCGGTGACTGGGCTAAGATGAATGATGACGAGAAGTATTTCATATCTATGGTGTTGGCGTTCTTTGCGGCTAGTGATGGAATTGTAATGGAGAATTTGGCGACACGGTTTATGAGCGATGTCCAGTTGGCTGAAGCGCGGGCGTTCTATGGGTTCCAGATTGCTATGGAAAACATTCATTCCGAGATGTACAGTATTTTGATTGAAACGTATATTCGAAATAATGAACAGAAGACCAAACTGTTTCAGGCAATCGGCAACTTCCCGTGTATCGCCAAGAAGGCCAATTGGGCACGCAAGTGGATTGGGTTTGGAACAGATACCCAGTCAGTAGAGACATTTGCGACGCGTCTTGTTGCGTTTGCCTGTGTAGAGGGGATTTTCTTCAGTAGTAGTTTTGCCTCTATTTATTGGATTAAAAAACGCGGATTGATGCCTGGACTCACTTTGTCGAATGAATTTATTAGTCGCGACGAGGCGCTTCACACTGAGTTTGCGATTATGATTTATTCAAAATTGCAGACAAAACTGGCGAAAGAAAGAATAATGGAAATTATACACGAGGCCATTGAAATCGAGAAGGAGTTTATTACGGAGGCGCTACCGTGCCGTCTTATTGGAATGAACGCAAAGATGATGACGCAATATATAGAGTTTGTTGGCGACCGCTTGTGCTTACAACTTGGTATTGATAAGATTTACGGAAGCATAAATCCTCTAGATTTTATGGAATTAATTAGTATCGATTCCAAGTCTAATTTCTTTGAACGCACTGTGAGTGAATATGCGCTTGCGAATAAAGAAAAGAAGGAGGATGCGTTTTTACTTACATGTGAATTTTAAAGCACCGAAGGTGCGACCAAAGCACCGAAGGTGCGACCAAAGCACCGAAGGTGCGACCTAAACAAAAACAACAATTTAATAATGTGGTGCCTCTACGATTTGTGGAATAATTGCGATCTTCTGATCTTGCGACAAATCGCTGTATCCACCTTTTTGATACCCTAAATACTGATTAAACATATACCACCGTGATTTCGGCATCAGCATTTTCCATAAAATATCGTTTTGATAAACCCAATGTTGTTTTGTATAAAATAGATTATCTACATTTTGTGTAAAAAGTATGCTAAGCGTCAGCATCATATCACGGTTTACCAGATAAGCCGCCCCATTTCCAGACGACGAAATCCGCGAAATCTTATCTGTCGTAAATTCACTCACTTTGGCCGCACATGTAGTCAACATTATAACGTCCCATTTGAATCCTGCCTCTACCATTTTGAAAAACTCGTCAATGTCCCCGACAATCTTCGCAGTATCATCAATAAAAACAAAATCATCCTCTAAGATTAAGACATTTTCATACCCCATATTGTAGGCCATTTCAAGAGCATTGGCGTGACTTAGTAAACAACCGGTGTTTGGACATCCGTGATAACTAGAAGCGGGAAACCGGGTTGCTGCGTCAGGACGAATTCCAATACGCGCAAGTTCCGATTCAATGGTTTGACGACGGTCTGGACGATTATCCATATTTATGTAGAGGATATGGTCTATTTTTTCCATTTTGAGATATGTATTATATAATAAATATCTCTATAAAGTTTTTTCCAATGTTATTTATCGGGGACTACCGTATACCTAGGAAGCAAATCCACATTGAACTCGGCAGGGTTCGCAACATCTTTGTATGTCGAAAATAGAGGGCGTTTCAACTGTTCCTTGGGAACGTGTTTATGAACGGTGCGCGCAATAATCTTGTACAGTTTGAATCCTGGATAACGTTCTTGTCCTGTTTTCTTGTAAACCACACTTCTTCCAGAGTCGTCCAAACACCATTCCCAAATTATTTTATAGATTTCTGGGATGTTTTTCTCAGGTTCAGGGTCGTCAAAAATGAAATCATAGATGGAGCAACCGAGGCGCGTCAAATCAAAACTGGGGTTTGGTTCGATACGCGGTTTGTTCTCATTCATATAGGGCTCGCAGTTGTATTGTGTGTGGGCGTCATTATTCGGCGCAAAACTGTCGCTACAAAACAGCTTGCCGTTGAAACGGTAAATCGCGCGACCAAAATCAATGAGTTTGAAAATGCGGCCAAATGTGGGGACCTTGTAATGCGTGTTTTCGTAGCAATAATATAAGTATGGTTCGCTAGTTTCTATATACATGATGTTGTTTGTGTGTAAATCGTTGTGGGTGAAATCAAAAGCCTTCTGATACACAATCAGAATCATGACGACTTGGAAAAGTGCACTAGTGAGCTCATCGTGACTAATACGTTTATGTATGAGAAGACTGTCCAATGTGTCCGTGCATTTTTCTTGGAGAATAAGTTGAATTGGGAACTCATGTAGATAACAAAATAGTTTTTGCTCCTCTTGGAAAGATGAGGGCGATGATGACGATTCAGTTTCCCATTGAGATTCCTCTTCAGAATCGGTTTCCAAAGGTTCCTTGTCTGAGCATAAGTCCTCTTCAGAGTTCGATTCATAAGAGTCATCAGAGTCATCTGATTTTTGTTGAGTATCGATTGTAATTCCTTGCTCTTCCTGGACAATAATGTCTTCAATTAAAACGGGTGTTGAATCGTTAACTATATTTTCAATATTCAGACACGCCTCTACATTATCAATTTCCAAATCAATATTATCAGATTCATTTGTAATATTTATCTTTGCACGGTTGTTCCTTGAACCACTGCCCTGATATCCATCATTTAACATCATTCTCACATTCTCATCAATCTCAAAACGCTTTCCAATATTATCCAGGAAATAGGGCGTGTCGTTTACATAGTCAAAGTCGTCCATTATATCAATTTTGAATCTCTGCTGAACACCCAAAAAAGAACCGTAATATTCAACGCCATGAACCCAACCATGTGTGTCGGACAGCATACTCGATAAATATGAAAAGAACGCATCCGTATATGAACTGTTGTTTTCGTCCAAATTTTTGGCTAAACAAGTGTTTACATCAGAGTCATATTTAGGAAGAGTTTTATAAACACTGCTGTTTAAATCATATTTTCCAATTAAAAAATGAATTGGGTTTAATAGAGGTGAAAACTTGATATGAATGTTTTTCTCTATTTTGCCGTTTTCAGAATAGACCGTTTTCAAATCGTGCGCCAAATATTTATTGTTCAGAGTAATCATATTGTAGTTAGTCTCATCCATTTGGAAAAAACGGTTGTAAATTGGATTGTATGCCTGGATGTTGCTAATGCGATATGGATTGTAATCCACATCGGAATCTACAGAATCATGTTGAGTTTCCATTTTACCCAAATCAAGCTTCTTCAATTTCCTATACCCAATTTGGAATTTCGATTTATTTTTATCGGACATTGGACGTGCTTATAATTTACCTAAACTATAAAATATTTGAAAATTGAACTCACTTCGTTTGTAATTACTTCGTTTGAACCGACCGTTTTATTTCTATTCACAACATATATATATCGTATCCATCCCAAATGACTTTAGAATTAAGAAAATTTGATATGAGAAGTATTGTATTTGACCCTAAAGAAAACAAGGGTCCGGTAATTGTTCTCATCGGGAGAAGAGACACCGGCAAAACTTTTTTAGTCAAAGACTTGCTATATTTTCATCAGGATGTACCCATAGGCACAGTGATATCAGGGACAGAGGCTGGAAACGGCTTTTACGGAAAACTTGTGCCTAAACTCTTTATACATGAAGAATACAACTCGGTGCTCATTGAGAATGTGCTGCGTCGTCAAAAAACGGTGATGAAACAGTGTCATAAGGAAATGGAAATGTATAAGAAATGTTCCATAGACCCACGCACATTCGTAATTCTTGATGATTGCTTGTATGATAATACGTGGGCCAAAGATAAGCTGATGCGCGCCCTTTTCATGAACGGTGAATTGTTTGCCTAAGTCATTTCAAAAAAATGGCTAGTGTATTTAGGGTCATACCCTTTATATGCAACACGTCCAAATTGCGGAGACGTCTTGATATAGAACTTTTGGTTCTATGGAGGTTTATACTACTAAACGGCTTTAGAAATAGAGTCGCGGTTTATGCTAATCACATAAAGTATAGTAAAAAGGTATAAAATAGAGATAACCCGCAGCAAGTCATCTAAGTCTGTTTAAACGGCTATGCCCGATATATGGTGAGGATATGATGATTGTTCAACGACTAAATGCCCGTGGGGTTGAGTAATTTAACCAATTACAATGATGCCTTAAGATATAGTCTAAACCCACTCGAGAGAGTGCAATGCCCATTAAAAAAGCATTGATTTAATGATTTCAGAAGGAAATGTCTGAATAAAAATGGTAATAATTGAGACACTGGAAAGTAATGCTTATTATCACGATGCAATACCCGCTCGGTATTCCACCAAATCTACGTACCAACATTGACTACGTTTTTATTCTAAGAGAGAACTATTTATCAAATCGTAAGAAAATCTGGGAAAACTTCGCTTCTATGTTTCCCACACTGGAGTCATTCTGCTCTGTGTTAGACCAGACCACTGAGAATTATAGTTGCTTGGTCATATCAAACAATTCAAAATCCAATAAAATCACCGACCAGATATTCTGGTACAAGGCTGAAGACCGACCAGACTACAAATTGGGATCAAAAGAGTTTTGGGAGATGTCGAAGAATCTTGCCTCGGATGATGAAGGTGATGAATATGATCCAAATGCACGAAAGAAACAAAAAGGTCAAAATATCACGGTTAAGAAGACTGGAGGTAAATGGTAATCGGCTTCAAAATATAAACTAATGCGCCTATCTAAAAATGTAATTACAATAATTTTTCATCATAAAATGAGTTGTTGTGTTAAGGGAAGGATACATTTTGGAGATTTCTACTATTGCACACCATCCGTATAATTATATTTATTTACACATAATAAACAAATATAAACAAACAACAACAATATACAAAAATACCATGTCTCTCACAGAATTTTTACATATCCGTGGATATTATTCGTTTGAAGGAAACAGTAGTGAAAACCCATATCAAACACATAATTTAATAGAACTAACAAATAAACCAAATTTACACGTTATGGAAATTGGTTTCAACGCAGGTCATTCAGCTGAGACATTTTTGAAAAATAATACACAGCTGAGTTTAGTTTCATTTGATTTGGGTATTCACAATTACATAACTGCGTCTAAAAATTATATTGATCACGTCTATCCAGATAGACATACATTGATATTAGGGGATAGTCGCAAAACGGTTCCGCGCTTTATTTCTGAAAACAAAGATGTAAAGTTTGATGTTATATTTATTGATGGCGGACACGAATATGAAATAGCAAAGGCTGATATGGAAAATTGTTTTCACTTAGCACATAAAGACACGGTTGTTATTTTGGATGATACAATGTTTACGAATGATTGGATTCAAGAATGGACGATCGGTCCTACCCAAGTTTGGGCAGAAAAAATACAGACAAATCAAATTGTCGAGTTCGGCCATATAGATTACTGTAGTGGAAGAGGAATGGCTTGGGGTAAATATTTATTCTAGAACCACTGTATATGCACCCAATTATAAAAAACTTCATTATCATTCACCATTTTACTTACATACCCTGCGGTCCAAGCCGTATTTTTTTTATTTACAAAATAAGTATAACATCCATTTGGATAAACCGTATAATATTGTTCAAGCAACAGCTTTTCACCAAGGTCAGCAACAATTTGTCGCATCGGGACGCGCACCTTAACGCGCAAATCCGCCCGCACATGGCCTTCACAGAAAGTCAGAATATAATCAACTAATTCAGACGGCAACATTGATATGATTACGTGCGTTCTTTTACGTCATTTGTATAAATAAATATCCATATCTATATAAAAACACGTTGATATCATAATATAATAGAATGATATCAAACAAACACATACTTTTATTTGGCGGTTCAGGCTCACTTGGAAACCAGTTTATAGAAACCTATATTGGAAACAACACAATTACAAATTATTCGCGCGACGAGAATAAGCACTGGAAAATGGGACTTAAATATAAGACGGACCGCCTGAGATTTGTAATTGGCGACATCCGCGATTACAATAATGTTGAAAACGCAATTTTGCGCGAGCAGCCGCACATTATTGTTATTATGGCCGCCCTGAAACACATAGACCGCTGCGAATACGCAATCAATGAATGTGTCCAGACAAATTTTATGGGACCAAGTAATATATTGAATGTAATTGAGAAAAACAGTGACCGAATCAGAAATCTGGAGTGCGTGGTTATGGTCAGCACGGACAAGGCATGTGAACCGACGAATGTCTATGGTATGGCGAAGGCTTTGGCGGAGAGCGCTATTGTGGAGAAATCCATGTATATTAAGAAATATAAATTCGTGAATATCCGCTATGGAAATGTGCTAAATTCGCGCGGAAGCATTATTCCTATACTACACGAAAGAGGTGCAGACCCAGATGTAAAGGAGTTCACACTTACACACCCAGATATGACGCGTTTTGTGATGACGCTGGAGCAAAGTGTTGCGTTGATAGAATACGCAATTTTGAAGGGAGAGTCGGGGGATACAATTATACCAAAACTGATTTCGATGAAACTTATAGATTTGTTGGAGATTTTCTCGGAGAAATATGGGAAACCAGTTAAAATTACGGGTCTGCGCCCAGGCGAGAAAATGATGGAATCGTTGATTTCGGAAACTCAGGCGATGCGACTAGTTAAAACAGAAGATGGATATATGCATATTAAACCGCCATATTCGAATTTGCTGGTGAAAGACGATATACAAAATTACAATAGCAAATTAAATCCATTAAATAAAATAGAGTTAAAAGAATATATGGACGCGTTGTCTTTGATATAGTATATACATTATATAAATGATACAATTATCTATTTTGGTCCCGACCGTGCCGTCTCGTCTAACAACATTTTATCCAAGAATAATGACCGAATTATTGAGACAAACTGAAAACTATCCAGAAGTCGAAATCATAGGACTTTTTGATAATAAAAAAAGAACAATTGGACAAAAAAGACAAGATATGTTAAATTTGGCTCGTGGAAAATATTTGGTATTTATTGATGATGACGACAGAATTTCAGAAGACTATGTTAAAACAATTATAGAAGCACTTAATAAATATCCAGAAACAGATTGTGTGGTATTTGATTGTATCTGTAAAGTAAATGGTGGATACGATAAATTATGTAAATATGGAGTAGAATTTGAGTATGGTGATATACTTGGTGGAACAGAATGGCGAGGCAAACCCGCACATACGATGGTTTATAAATCATCAATCGCAAAAATACATTCATATGCGGATATGAATTATAAAGAAGACGTTCATTGGGTTGTTCGCGCTTGTGTAGATATTAAACATCAGACACGGATCGACAAAGTATTATACTTCTATGACGCCGAATATACTACTACATCTGAAACTGCTGGTTTATCAGATGAAACAATTAACAAAAATATAAAATTAAAGTTCAAAAAATAGATTTTCATAAAAATCAATGATTCTTATGAATATTATATTTCGTCAATTATTTTACGCCAATTTTCTTTACAAATATCAGTTGAATATTTTTCAATAAAACATTCACGTGGATAAAACATGCCTTTATTTTGTAAAACATTGTATATTTTTTCTACAAATGTATTATCATCGGCAATGTGTCCCCAGCGTGGATCGTCTTTATTGTCGTAATATACACCGACTTCTCTTGCAATTATAGGAACATTGCACGCAGCACATTCAATGCCTGATAAATGTTGTGTTTCTTCATACGATGTGCATATTGCGGCGATGCAAGAATTTATGACGAGTCTTACAGTTTCTTTATTTATTTTATTGAATACTACAACCCGATTTCTTAGACTAGGTTCTATAACAAAATCGTCTTTCATTATTAAACAAAAGTTCTGATTTTTCATTTTGTGAATAATATCTAACAATATATGGAAACCCTTGGGATAATTTGTAGCGGCACCAATAAACAATAACGAGTTTGGTAATACATCAGGATGTCTTTCTTGTATGGGTTTGAAAAAATCAAAATCAACCCCCAAAGGACAAATTCTTACTTGCGTATTATGAATAAGATTCTTGTATTTGTTGTAAACATATTCTGTGTTGAAAACAACAACATCTGAATTGTTGATAACATCAATTTGTTTTGATTTATCAGTTTGTATGTCTTGAATTAACGAAATCTGTTTTACATCTGTGCGTATTTGGCGAAAATATGTTCCATTTCTAATTATATAGTGTGGTTTTTTAGGACTGAGAACAAGTTCATGTTCAATATAAGATGATAGTACAGAAAAATCAGTGTAGCCGTTTGTTTTATCATTTAGTTCTGGAAACCATTCCAGCAAATTGTGCCAGAATGTTATTACACCTGAAAACGCAGCCAAACAATCATTCACTAACCATCCGTTTTTTCCCATAATTATATTTATAGTATAATTATATTTAATATATAATATAACTAATTATTTTATATATTTTATATATTTTTATGTATATCCCAAAAAATCTAAATTGCGCTCGAGCCACAACTGAGACGGATTCGATACAATCGAATGTAATGCAGGCAAAAACATCGAATTATTTGACTCGCCAATATTATAATCATATTTTTCTTCATCTAATAATCTAACAATTTTGTTATCATTTTTTTCTGCCCATTTATTAAAAAAATGTAATCTAGATTTACAATCATCCCATGTAGATTCTTTTGGATAATAAATGACTTCTTCATTTTCATATATTGAAATATTATTTAATATAATTCTACGCATTATATCACAATCTTCATATCCTCCGCCAATGAATCTTTCATCA